AAAATTGGCAAAATAATATAAGTAATTTATCTGTAAGTATGAATATTTTTGGAGGTGCTAAAGTTATTGCTGCTAATGAAAGTGAAATAGCATCTCCATACACAGAGACATATGATGTTAGTTATACAGATATTAAATTATTACCCCTTGTTAGTAGTAGTTCTTTTGTTCCTAAAAAACAAGAATATATAATAACTCAATCGGGTAATTTCAGTAACAAAATAATAAAAGAAGTAAAAATAGGTTCGGGTTTATTTAATACGGGTTCCAATAGATATGTAACATTTACTAGTGAAAGTGGTTCTACTGCTAAAAAGAGTTGGGATACTTTTCGTGATCGTAGAGGTTTATCCGGTAAAGGTGTTGAGAATGCCACAATGCAACATTTAGTGGGTTCTTGTTATATGGAATTGTATAGAATTTCTGTTAGAAGATTAGATACAACTCATTATGGAAATTACAAGTATGGTGATAAATTAATGCCAATAGTTAATGGTACCGTCGAAACATTAAATGGCAGTCAAGGTAGATTTTTTCCTATGAATGTAATAATGGACTTAAAAAAAGCTAAGACACAATTTAGTGGAGATGATTTAATGGACAATACAGGAACAGATTGGCAGTCATCATTAACCAAAAAAATTAAATGGATAGGTGAAAATGATATTACTGAAACAGAAACTTTAACCTAAAATACTTGCAATTGTAAATATTAGTTTATACAATTGTGCAGTTAAACATTTTTTTTTAATTTTTAAACAAACATATATGGCAAAAAGTGATCCATTAAAAAATTTATGTGAAAAGTATAATTTGCATAATGATGACACCTTTAAATCTCCTCAAGGTTGGACTATAATTAAACGTAGAGGAATTGATAAGATTCAAGCAATTGCTAATATTGACATCAATTATGATATCGTAGAATATACTCCGGCTGAATCAGCAGCAATAAAAGCTACTTCTAAATGGAATAGTAGAATACTTACCACTTTTGGTGAATCTAACACTAAAAACTGTAGACAAAGCTATGTTTTAGCTATGGCTGAAAAAAGAGCCATGTCTAGAATAGTTTTAAAGCTGACAGGATTTTATGAATTGGGTGTAATGTCAGAGGATGAATCTGAGGATTTTAAAGAGGATAAGTCTGAGGATTTGTATAGTAACAATAATACTACAGACAGTAATAGTAATTACAATGAACTTCCAAAGGATAGATTTGATAAAGCAATAAAAAACTATCAAAACAATCCGGATGGAGTAATAAAAGAGTTGAAAAAATGGAAATTATCTGATGATCAACTTAAAATGTTAAAATTAAACAATGTAAAATTATAATTATGAGTGAACTATATTTAGTAAAATTAAATTTAGAGGCTTTAGAAGCCTTAAAAGATAAAGCATGGGAAGGTAAAAACCTTGATGTTGCAATTTGGGTTAACAATGATGTTGATCATAGCGATAAACATGAGAATTGGAAAGCAATTTCCATAAAATATGGACAAAAAAGTAAAGGTGAAAAAGAAGTTTATGTAGGTAATGGCAGAAAGTATGTAAAAAATGATAACCCCCCATTTTAATGTTTAAAATAAAGAAGGTTATACCGGATTTATCAAACGAATTATACCATTCAGTAGGAGCGGGGATTATATCCTCCTCCTTCTTGAAGGGTGTATATAAACATAGCGTAAAAAAAGCTAAGATACCTTTGGAGCCAAATGATGCTTTAACGTTTGGTTCTCAATTCCATGACATATGTGAATTGGGTAGTAAAAAGTTTCAGAGCAAATACTCTGTTATTCCCGAAGAGTATAGTAATAAAAGAACTAAGGCTTATAAAGATTTTATAAAGGACAACAAAAATGCAATTACAAAGGCGGATTTTGTTAGAATAAATAAAATGTTTGATAACTTAAATGTTAATGAGTTTTACAGAAGCCTTGAAGATAATTATGATGTTCATGCAGAGCATTCATTTTATGCAGAAAGAGATGGTTTAGATTTTAGGATACGTCCGGATAAACATTACTCACATGAAAGTGAAGTATTATATGTTTGTGATTTTAAAACTACTTCTGATTGCAGTACTTTTAAATATGATATAAAAAAATATTCATATGATTTACAAGCAGTTTTTTATTCGGATGTTCTTGGCATTAATCCGGCTGATTTTTACTTTATCGCTATTGAAAAAACCTACCCGTACACGTGTCAAGTGTTTGGATTGTCTGAAGAATCAATACGAAGGGGTAGAACCAAAATGGATATAGCTATAGGTAAAATTAAGAGAGGTGAAAAATCTCTTGGGTACGAATTAGTAGAGAGAGTATAATGATTTTATCAGATTATAAGAAAAAGTTACCAAAAGTAGTTTACATATTTGGCAGCGGTTCTTCAATAGATTATTTTCCTAAAAATTATTGGAATAAAAAATTTACAGTTGGAGTAAATATGTCTTATAAGTTTGATAGTCATTTAGATGCTATAGTTGTTTCACATAAAACTCATATAGAAGACATTCAGACTAATTATAGTCATTTAGATTTATTTGTTAGTAGGTATGATTGTACTATGAAATCTAAAGGATTAAATAAAGTTAATGAATCAAGTGCTTACATATATGATAGTTTAGGTGATACAGGACATACAATTATTCCAAGTATGTCTTTAATGGATAAGCCAATAGAAAATACAGTTATTACTTGTGGTGATACAGTATGCAGAGCAATTGGTGTATTTGTATATTTAGGTGTAAAAGAAATAAGATTAGTTGGATGCGATGGAGGTAATGGTTATAAGGGTGACATGAACAGGAAGGGTTATTATAACAGTTCAGTTAGTCCATCAGTTACTACCGGACACGCTAACAGATCTATGATTTCTAAAAATCACATGATTAATGGACTAAAAAAACACGCAATAAACATAAAATTTAAAAAACCATGATAATAGATATATTAACAATATATATTAAAGATAATGATTGCTACGGGTTTGATTTTATTAAAATAAATCACAAATCATTATTATCAATTCACTACGATTTGTTTTACAAAAAAATATCAATAGAGTTATTGTTTAGAATACTTTGGTGAAGCGTTCTAAGAAGATTAGAAACAATAATTCAATGACAGATGCTGCATTCTTCGGTTGGATTAGATCGTTGCTTAGAATGCGTTATATGAGGGGATGGAAGCCTCATAATGAAGTTGCAAAAGAGAATCGTAGGGCAATTACTTACAAGAGTAGATCAAAGTGGGAATATCAATGTGTTAAGTGCAAAAATTGGTTTTTACGAAAAGAAATTGATATTGATCATATAATACCCTGTGGTACATTAAAATCCTTTGATGATTTATCTGAATTTGCTAAAAAATTATTTGTAGAAAAGGATGGTTTACAAGTTTTATGTAAATCATGTCACAAAAACAAAACACATGACAATTAAATTAATTAATTATTATTTTAAAAATTACAAAGAAGACAAAATTGTCGACTTAGTTATTAAAGGTAATCGTGTATATGCTATAAATAAATCAACAAAATGTAAACATATTTTTGTTAATTCAGAAGAAAGCATTTTAATTGCCAATGCTAAAGACATGGAAAAAGTAAAAAAATATATATATGGCAACTAGTATTGAATTTAAAAAAAAATACCTAGCTAAAATAAAAGATATGTTAATATTTGACACATTACTATATAATAAAAGAGATGATTATGATAGCGTAGAGGAGGCTTATCATATGCTGAGATATGATTACATGAAACATTCTCAAGTTTTCTTACCGGCAAACTACGCTAGGTTTAGATATATAATTTCTTTAGGTGCAAAAAAAATATTAGCCAATAGAAAGAAATTTAAATACGTTACTAATGGTTGACTCTTTCCTAGAAAACATTGATCATCTCCATGATTTGGTGGTGATTAAAACAAACATTCCTAAATCAGTAAAAAAGGATGTTGTGATGCATATTAGATCAATGAAGAAAAGCATTGTTGACTTTGTTAAAACCAATACATTAGCTGAAATTGATGGTGTTAATGATGAACAGATTGATTTTTGGGATTGGATAAATAAAGGTAATAATGCTGAAACAACATTTATAAAAGAATACGATAGAATATTTAAATGGAAAAAAGGATGGGTGCATTCATGGACAGGATATTCTAATGAAGGTAAATCATCTTGGTTGTATTTTATAATATTAATAAAACTGTTACAGGATCCGGATGCAAGGGTTGCGGTTTTTTCTCCGGAAAATTATCCTAGAAATAAGTTTGTTAAAGATTGGGTAAAAACAATGTTAGGTAGTGATCCAAAATATTCTACTAAGGCAAAATGCCAAAAAATGATAGAGCAATTTGATGATAGATTGTTTTATGTATATCCATCAAATCATGATATTGAAAGTATTGAGAATCAATTTAAAACATTGATTAAAGTAAATAAGGTAAACATTACCGTTATTGATCCATTTTTGAAGGTAAGTAAGCCTCTTGGTATTAATGATTTACAATACCTAACATCATTTGTAAAAAGACAGGAAGTATTTGCCAAAAGTTTTAATGTTAGTCATCATGTAGTTAACCATCAAGTGACTCCTACAATACTTGAAACAGGAGATTATCCCGAACCGGATATGTATAAACAAAAGGGAGGTGGTAATATTGCTGATGGATCTGATGCAGTATGTTCTGTTTGGCGCCCTTATGCAAAAACTAATGAGGAAGATAATACAGTAGTAGTTAAAACTCAAAAAGTAAAAGATTTCGATGTTTTTAAAAGGGGTTATTTACGATTAAACTATAATCTTAGCAAAAACAGATATTTTTTAAATGGAATTGATATCTTTGAAGAAGCTATGAAGAATAGCGAGTTCAAGACTGAACTATTTTAATATGAAAACGATAATAACGATACTAGCGTTGTTAAGTGCAGTAGCTGCACCGAACGCAACATTAGAGAATAATTACGATACATATTACTCTATAGAATACAATGATGCACCATCAATAGATTCCCTCCTCCAAAGTATTATAAAAGTTGAATCAAATGGAGATTCTTTGGCGGTAGGTGATAAGCACATGAGTACACCAAGCATAGGTTTACTCCAAATTCGTAGAGTAATGGTAGATGAAATTAACAGGATTCTCAGAAAACGTAATGATACTATACGATATTTTTATTCGGATAGGTGGAGTGCGTCTAAATCAATAGAAATGTATTACATATGGAAAGGTTATCACCATAATGAATCTAGCAATGAGGTAATAGCTAGAAATTGGAACGGTGGTACATACGGATATAAGAAAGTATCAACAGTTAAGTATTGGGCAAAAGTTAAATCTAAAATGTATGGGACTAAGAAAAGCGTTTGAACTGAATATTAATATGTTGGAAGAAATTTTAGATGTATTAAATGATGAATACGAACAAATAGAATATGTTGATATTGCTGAGTACAATAACAAAGAAAAAATACTTATAAGATTAGTAGAATGTATGTTGAGTTTTAATGAAGACATACACAACGAGGTTATTGAAGATGAAATATATAAAATACTAAAAGATGATTAAAGGATATTACCCCCCAAGAGACATTGAAGGTTATCTAATTGATAACTTATCAGATGTACCAAAAGAATCTGAATTAATTGATTATAATGAGTTTTATAGATTGTTTAAAAATAAAAGAACGCATTATATATATAAAATTAAAAAACCTAAAAGTTCTTTAATGAATTTAATGAATAAAATTTCTGATTAAAATTTATGAAAAATTGGAAGCTGATTACATATAAACCAAAACTAACAAAAGTAAGATTTAATATAAAAACTATACCTAGACAAAGCACTAAGGGTATAATTATAAAATCAGAAAGTGAGAATTATAATGAAAAAAACATTGCTCATGCGTATATTCATCTTAATGGCACCATTGATTTAGGATTAAATCAAGATATGATATCTGTTTACAGTGAGGATTATTTAGTTGTTAAAATACTTGTAAGGCATAAGTATGAGTCGGATAAGTCAGATAGCTTAAAAAGCATTACATCAACTACTGATTGGTTGTTAGCCTCTCAGCTTGATGCTTTAGCTTGGTTATGTAGAAAGTGGTTTAATGATTACGGGGTTGATGATATAATTTACGAATGTGGTGAGATGTTTCCAAATAAATTATTAACAAAATATATAGCAAATGAAGGATTTACAAGGTACGTTTAGTCACGACTTAGAATTTGGACATGAGGGTGAGAAGGTTGTGTTAGATTATATTAGGACAAAATATGAATGCGCAGTACGTATTCCTAAAAAGTTTTCTGATTACGATATTTGGATTCCGGAAATTCAAAAAAGTGTTGAAGTAAAATACGATGCAAAAAGTAATGACACAGGAAATTTTTTTATTGAGTTATACATGAATGGTAAACCATCGGGATTACTTTCTAGTAAAGCAGATTGGTGGGTTTTTTATGATGGGGAGAGATTTTATTGGATTGAATTGGAAAAACTAAAGCAGTTAATAATTCTTTCAGATAGCAATTGGATTTCTGTACAACCAAAAGGTGATAAAGCACCTAAAAAGGCATTTATAATAAAGAAATCATTAATGTCTCAGCATTCTATTAAAAGTTTCTTTTGAGGTTTAAAAAAACAGAACTTCATAATATGTTTTGGGCATTTCTTGTCCTAGCATCATTTCTTATAACAGTTTTATCAATTATTATATTAATTTATTATGCGATTTTTAGTAATTATTAAATCTCACTTTAACGGTGTTAGTTATCATAGACTAACAAAACCATTTGAAAAATTAAAACAAAAAGGATATTCGGTAGATATTATAAATACATATCACGAAACTAAGATTGATGCAGATAAATATGATTACTTAGTATTTAACAGGGGATTGGGTTATAATTATCACGATTTAGAAATCATAGAAAAATTTAAGAATAAAGGAATTAAAATAATTATGGATATAGATGATTATTGGATTCTTCCCGATTATCATCCAATTATTTGGAGAAAAGATGTGGACTATGATGAATGGAAGGGTAGTATTGTAGCTAATCTAGCAATGGCTGATTACATTTGGACATCAACAGAATACCTTAAATCTAAAATAGAAAATCTTGTTCCTAATACTCCAATAGTTATAGCTAGAAATGCAATAGATTATGATGATGAATTGCAATGGAGCGAGGCTAAAGGAAAGTCTAGAAACAAAGACAAAGTTGTTATAGGATATGCCGGTAGTACAACTCATTACAAAGATTTGGATCCGTTACAAACTCCTATAAGAAGAATAAACAGTAATAAGTTTCTTAGAAACAATGTTGTATTTAATTTATTTGGTGCTGACAATAAAACTGATTTTGGAATAAAAGTTTGGAATCATCAAATAAACATCATGACAGTACAGGGTAGATTTAAAAATTTACAGATTGATAGCGGTAAAAAGGTTAGTAGATATGCATCTTTTTATGATGAGATGGATATATCAATTGCCTCTGTAATTGACAATGAATTTAATAGATGCAAGAGTGAATTAAAGGTAATAGAAGCCGGAGCAAAATATAAACCATTTATTGGGACAGATGTTATTACATACAACAGGACAAATGCTAATATTGATTTATGTAAAAACTCTGATGATTGGTTAGAGTCTATGAAAGAATTAATTTTAGATAAAACATTAAGAACAGAATTAGGTAAAGAGTTGGGTGAGTTTGTTCGTGATGAATACATTATTGACAAGGAAAATCAAGCTAGATTAAGTATTTTATGAATATATTCACCATAGGTTATGAATTTAGGAGAGTACTCTGAATCATTGTTTACGACAATATGCATAGGAAAGGGATACACCGTTTCTAAGCCATTTTATTACGAGACAAGGTATGATTTAGTCGTTGATGTAGATAATGTCTTACAGAGGGTTCAAGTAAAGTCTACGGATCATGTGCGCCCGAAGGACAATCAATGTCAAGTTAGAGTAAATTATAACAAAGAGGAGGTAGATTGGTTTGCGATTTATATAAACAAAACCAATGATTGGTATGTATTACCAATAGATGTCGTTGAAGATATTAAGCAATTCTCAATAAAATTAGGCTATAAATCAAAATACGATATTTTTAAAAATAATTTTGGATTTGTAAGACATGGTTTTTAGATTTGAATATTATTAATAAAAAACAAATAAACATGGATGAAGATATATTGAAAGGATTGTTTGAAGCTATTAATCCTAACCCAAAACCAAAGACTAAATGATTTGCGTAAACTGTAATAAAACTTTTAATAAAAAAGAAACAGAAAAGGTAATTGGTAGAACTAAGAAATACTGCTCTGTAAAGTGTAGGAACCAAAGTTACAATAGGGTTTACAGGGAACGCAATAAAAATAAAGTTCATGAACCATCATCAAGAAACATCAACAAAATAATTCAAGGTGATTTCAATAAA